TTATATTAATATACTTAGTAAGTAATATATTATAAGTAACTGTTAATAGTGTATTTAACTTCTATGTTCCCCTACTAGGGTGTACATCTCAGTCAACCTAAGAAGTGGGGTCAGGCTTCTTAGTAAACACAATTATTTCCTATGTAGAATATTATACACTATGTTTGTCTATTTGTCAAGTCTTTTCTTAAATATTTACATTTATTTTTACTTTTATGTGATTGTAGTCACATTTTAGTCTACTTTAACGCTCCGCTGAAGTTCCCCATTCTCAGGGTGTCTGGATTGTCCTCTAGAGTTCTACTTTTCCTTTGTAGATCAATTGGTTATAAGTTATAACTACTTAGGTCTATTTTACCTTTTTTGTAAGCTTTAGAGGCTCCCGCAAAAGTAAACACTAAGCAGTCACCCCTCCCCCCAGTCACTTTGAAGTTAGTGCTTACTTACATAGTCAACTTTAATGACTCACTGGTTAGTAACTAAGTTAGTTAGTACTTACTAGCAACTCTGAAGGTAAACTAATAAGTGTACTTATCAATTGGGGCAGTGTGAGGGGCGATGTAGCACCTATTAAGGGTAACTATTGAGGGATTATTCTAGGGAATATTTGAAAGGCGTACTTGGAAGTCTTATATAAGACATGAGACTAGTCTTGTATAAGACATAAGAGTACTCTTATATAAGACATAAGAGCTGCAGAATTAAGGGTTTCTACGTAAGGGTTTAAACTTTAAAATATTTTAGGTTTGTAAGGTTCATGTAAGTTTCATCCGTATAATTTAAAGCATGGCAGGGCAATAAAGCACTGTCTAACTATTAAGGGAAACATACCATGAGCAAAGAAACAATTTATGACATCCTCTCAGCAGTCTTATTAGGTCTTGCACTGACCTGCGGAGCATTGGCCTATTTTGATATCTTAGTTAAGTAAGGGGTTTATTATGAAATTAGATACATTCAACACACCTAAAAACACACTTGTAAGACAAGGTTATACAGAGCAGGACACATGGAGAGATTGTCTTGGAAATACAGAACCCTTGCATTGTTTTGCTTCGCTGGGTTATTGTTTGGATGCACCTATTGTATTGCCTGCAGGTGGTATGCGATCAGGAACGTATGGAAACTATCAATTACATAGTTTCAGATATTGAGTCGCATAAGTAAGACGTGTCACGTCGGAGACAGTCTACCGTGAAGCACTTTGGTAGAGTGCTTTGCAGTGCACTGTCGCACTATCAAGGCTACGGCCTACCTACAAAGGAAACATGATGATCGCTATTCACACTAAGTACCTCAGCCCTACAAATACACGTGGCTCACGCATTAAAGCCTATACGTGCCCTTACTTCAACAATAACAATAAAGGCTTTACTGTCTCAGTGCCATACAATCATGCTTTAAGTGGTGTTGACGTACATTTTGAAGCTGTCAAGGCTTTAGTGGCTAGACATAAGCTTGACTGGAACTTGGAAGCCATGCGCTATGGTGACTCAGCCGATGGCAAGGGCTATAGTTTTTGTTTCGATGCTTCAAAGGTTTAATAAAATGAATACTAAACTACTCAAACACACACGTGAATTATTCAAGTCTTACGATGTACCTGAGCAGGTCAGGCGTGAATATCGTCGCAAATGGATCAGATCAGTACGTCTACTGGGTGACAAGTGGCTTTTGAGTCAATCTGTACAGCGTCTAAACCCTTCGAAGGGGACTTTAGATGTATAAGATTGTGTCTATATCCTCAGGGATTGTGGTAGCTACCTTTAATAAGCTATCATTCGCTCAGGAGTGGCTCCAAGATAACAATAACTTGGAAGGTCAACCTGCGAACCTTTATAAACTTGTCATAACCCGAAAGGAATCTAAATAATGAGCACTAGAACTTTTACATTCGAGACACTACTGGCTGATAGTAGGGCTGTGGTGTCTGTCTTCTGCGAAGTGGATCAAGATGGTGACATCGCAGAATTTAATCAGGTACTTTATGAGGGCTTTAATGTCTATGATGTACTGTCTGATAATCAGTGGATTGAACTAGAATGGGATGCTAAAAAGGCCTATGATCTAGAACATTCAGAGCAAGTAACCATTGATTATGACTTAGACCATGCCTAAAAAGGCTTTAAAGGCCTATTTAAGCCGACTTTTAAAGAAATACATGAAAGGACTACTATGTTATCAGAAATTGACTTAAGAGATTGGGATGAACAGCCCTCTAAGCCCTTGTATGATGTACCTGAAGACACACCAGTTAAGACACACATTGGGTTGTTATGGTTCAATGCCTTAGAAGGGGATCACGCAGTGTGTTATAACAATGAAGGCCTAGCTATTCACATGAAGGCTTGGGCTACAGTTAATCCACTCAAACGGAGGTTTAAATGATTAGAAGTGATTTTATAGATAAAAAGAAACTTAGCAATGATTGGAAAAAGAACGTAAGAGAATACGTTTATAAAGTTGACGATGATCAGATTGTTGAAATGTTAGGCTTGGATGGTGATGATTCACTTGCACGTGCTTATATAGGTACAAAGCTTGGATATGAACCTAAAAAGGTTGAGCTTATTGAAGTAAAGGCCTTAAAATGAGATGTCAATGTTGCGATAGGGTACTGACAGACTTTGAAGCTACACGTAAACACGCTGTAACAGGGATGTTTATAGACCTATGTCAACAATGCTTCAAAACTGTACAGATGGATGCTAACCTACCTACAAAGGATCGTAGAGACTTGATCTCAGAGGATGACATCGACGATAGTGTAGAAGGTGAAGATGAACAGGAGTGTAACATTGGTGACAGTATAGACAGGGGAGACTATTGACAATCTGTACAAGGTATGCTACCCTATCTATATAGATACTACAAAGTATCTAAGACGTTTCATTGTAGTTAAATACACTATTAAAGTACTTATATATAAATATACTTATATAGTTACTTTAAAGTGCTTAAGTTTCATAATGTGATATAGACTAACCCTAGGAGGATAATTATGTCTATTGAGTTGATTGATGATGACATTGACATGGATGTCGTTAAATATGAATGTTGGTATTGGTCTGTCATTGACAGTATGGCTGACTTAATCTTGAATAATGGTCGTGACAGAGTTATGGCTGACGTAGCTGATGTCGTGATTAAACGCTTAGGTGATGGATATGTCTCACCTGTTGAAGATGCACCATTATGATGATGGCGTTGTTTGTCTTCATCGTAACTATGATTAAACTGGTACTAACAAAATGACTATTGACGATACAAAACCTTGGCCTTTCCCGTCTGTCCCATTGTCGGGTGATTCAAGTATTAAGACACTGGCTGATACCTTGGCAATGCTAGAGGATTTCACAGCTTTTCAGCTCCGAGGTGACATCTACTATGGATACCCTGATAAAAAGGCTCTAAAGACCATTGAGGGGCTTAGAAAGGCATTAGATGAAGCTTAACCTTGTACGCAAGCCTCGACCTGAATCTAAGTTCATTAAACACGTTCCATGTGAACATTGTGACAGTTCAGATGCAGGTGCAATCTATGACGATGGACACTTCTATTGTTTCAATTGTCACCACACTGAGCATGAGACTGATGCCTGTGATTTATCGGTAAAGCAACAAGCAGTTGCACCTAGGAAACAACCCATGCTAGAGATTAAAGGCAAAACTAAATCGATACCTGATAGAGGTATCACCCTGCAAACCTGTGAAAAATTTGGAGTTACACAAGATGAACACTATCACTATTACCCTTATACGTCCGACGATGGAAGATATGTGGCAGCAAAACAACGAAGAGTTGCTGACAAAACTTTTAGCATTATTGGAGATTTCAGAACAGCTCAACTATTTGGTCAACATCTCTTTCACGCAGGGGGAAAGTACATCACCATATACGAAGGTGAACTCGATGCCCTCGCAGGCTATCAACTCACAGGATCGCAGTGGCCTTCAGTCTCAATACGAAACGGTGCGCAGGCAGCTCTGAAGGACTGCAAGGCTCAGTATGAGTGGCTTAATAGCTTTGAGAACATTGTTATCTGCTTCGATGCTGATGAGCCGGGTAAGAAAGCTTCTAAAGAGGTGGCTGAACTGTTCGGACAGAAGGCTAAGATCGTTAAGCATTTGAGTGGCTACAAAGATGCTTGTGATTACCTGATTGCAGGGGCTACTAAAGAGTTCGTGAATGAGTGGTGGAGAGCTGAGGTTTACATTCCTGATGGGATTATCAATGCTGCATCGCTGTGGGAGGAAGTTATCAAGCCTGAGGCTAAGGCTGAGGCTATGTACCCTTGGAAGGGATTGAATAAGCTTCTCTATGGTATGAGACCTTCAGAGTTAATCACAGTCACAGCAGGGTCAGGCCTTGGTAAGAGTCAGTTCCTACGTGAGATCTTGTTTAACATTCTGAACACTACGAAGTGGAACATTGGAGGATTATTCCTCGAAGAGTCAACTCGTAAGACAGCTAGAAGTATCATGTCTTTGCACGCTAACAAGTTGTTGCATTTACCTGATACACCTACCAATGAGAAGGAACTTAAAGATGCTTTCGATGCTACACTGGGCTCTAACCGTATTTATTTGTTTGATCACTTCGGTAGTAGTGACGTGGATAACGTTGCCAATAGAATCAGGTATATGGCTAAAGCTTGCGATTGTAGGGTTATATTCCTTGATCACATCAGTATTGTTGTATCTGGTCAAGACCTTGGAGATGAGCGTAAAGCTATTGACAACATGATGACGAAGCTTCGTACATTGGTGCAAGAGTTAGAGATTACATTGATCTGTGTAAGCCACCTTCGTAGGCCTCAAGGTAATGCAGGACATGAAGATGGACAGGCTGTATCGTTATCTCAGCTGCGAGGCTCAGGCTCAATTGCTCAGCTGTCAGACGCTGTGATTACACTGGAGCGTAACAGTATGGCTGAGGATGAGAATGAACGTCACATGACTAAGATAGCTGTGGCTAAGAATCGTTACAATGGCTATACAGGGCCAGCTTGTGTGTTAAAGTATGACATGGAAACTGGACGTATGATGGAGATGCAGGAGGAAACGTTATGACACAAGATGAAATCATTGAGATGGTTAGAGATGCTGGCTTGGATTGGCATAATGGCTGGACATTGGAAGACGGTGAGCCAAACCGATTTGAAACCTTTGCCAAGCTAGTAGCACAGCATGAGCGTGAGGCGTGTGCAAAGGTGTGTGAAAGTCTTTTTGATATGGATGATGAATCCTGCAATGAGGCTGAACAATGTGCCAAAGCCATCCGAGCAAGGGGACAAGCATGACTAAATCAGACGGTGGAAAAGGTAGTGCACCTCGTCCTTACAGTGTGTCGCAGCAGGAATATGACTCACGATGGGATGCTATCTTTGGTAGAGACAAGGACGATAAAGTACGTGACTTTGAGTTCGACAAAGAGCAGGACAAAAAAGAGGAAACTAAAGATGACCCAAGATGAAATCATTGAGATGGCTAGACAAGCAGGAATGAATATTGATGTTTTGACCCGTTGTCGTAATATTGAACTGCTTGAACCCTTTGTCAAGCTAGTTGCTCAACAAGCGCAAGCGGAAGAGCGTGAAGCGTGTGCAAATGCGTGTGAAGAAGCTAAGACAAACGATTGGGAAGGCTCATTAGTTTGTGCAGAAGTTATCCGAGCAAGGGGACAAGCATGAACAATTACGAAGACGAGTTCACTCGCATAATCAACAAACCAGAAAAATATGTCCCCGAGATATGGCATCGAGAACTTGAGCAAGTTGAGGTTGGACGCTGGTTCTTTGGCTTATTTTCAGTTTACGAGTACCACTACACAGAATGGAGAAAAGAATGAAATGGACTCCGCATGGATATAGAAGCGATGTGGTTGAGTTCACATGGCTAGACTTGCTAAAGATGTTGATAGGCAAAGAATTGAAAGATGGCGCATTAATCGCCAGACGAGCAAGGGGAAATAACAAATGAGTGCTTGGTTAATTGCTGTAGTAGGGGTTGTCTACACTGTTGTGGCTGTGGACTTACTGATCAAAGGTAACATGGGCTTAGGTATTGCCTTCGTAGGTTATGCTTTAGGCAATGTAGGTTTATATTTGGAGGCATCTAAATGAGTAAATGGGTTAAGAAGTTAAGTGTTGCAGAAGCTGACGCTATCTTGCAAGAGAGACTTGAGCGTAAGCGTATGCTTAATCGCATATGGGCACAGAACAACAAGGAAAAGAAAGCAGCTAACAAGAAAGCTTACCTTCAAAGGAAGAAAAAGAATATATTACTAGTAACCGCAGAAGGGGCTAAAACATTGAGTTCTTATCGTCCTAACTGGAAGGAAGCTCCTGTGTATAACTGTCCTGAGTTAACTTATAGAGGTAAGGTATGACTGATAAAGATACTGCGCTACGCCTTGCATTGGAATATGTGGAATTAGTGCCAGATGACAGATACAGCGCAGAACACATTGACCAAGACGCACTAATCACCGCCATTAAAGCCGCACTTAGTGGAGAAGCGCAGACACGGAGTGTCGTAAAGGATGAGCCTGACCAATACGCAATGGACATCGAATGCACCAAGTGCGGGGCAAAACAATCAGGCGTTCTTACTGTTCACACCACCCCACCACCCGTGGCGGAGCCACATAAGCGCAAGCCGCTGACGGATGAGGAGATTGAACGTATTTGGGAATCTCTACCATTTTGCAATGGCGCATGGGAAACATTTGCCCGTCGAATCGAAGCCGCACACGGCATTAAGGGGGAAGCATGAAGCAATTTACAGATTTGCTTGAAGACTGGCTATACGCGAGAGAAGTTCTTAAAAATGCCAGAGAAAACTATGATGGTTACTCTTTTGGATATTTTCACAATGGTGATATTCAATTGGAGTCTGATGCACGCAACGCACTGAATATAGCTTTTCAAAAAATTAAGGAGGGAAGCATAAAATGCATTGTTAAAGATTGCATAAATCAAACACATGAAGGCCAATTTGTTGGTGAATTGTGTGCCCCTTGTCATAAATTTGTGACAACAGGAAATGGGGTTCATTCGCAGGCTTATCGGAACGCACAGCGCACATGGGTAGGGCTGACAAATGAGGAATTCAAGGACGCTATCAATGACAAGCTGACACCAGAATGTATTGCTATTGCCATTGAAGCCAAACTCAAGGAGAAGAACGGTTATGCTTGACTTAGATAAGATAGCTGGTAGAATGCTTGACTTGGAAAGTAAGTACTATGATCTGCAAGAAAAGTATCAGTTACTTATCCATCACTATGAAGACTTGAAAGCTGAGTATGAAACGTATCGTTCTAGACATCGAGACAACATTAGATCACAACACGATCTGGATGGTAGTAACTAAGGACATTGACACTGGAGAAGTTAACGTATGGAAAGCAGCCGAACCATTAAAGCAGTATCTAAAGGACGTCACCTTGATCTGCGGTCAGAACCTCATAAGTTTCGATGCACCGATCCTGAATCGTATCTGGGGGACGAAGATTCGCTTGAGCCAGATCTACGACACGCTTATAGCAAGCCGTCTACTAGATCCCTCGATAGAGAATGGACACAGCCTCGAAGCATGGGGACTGAGACTAGGCCGGAACAAGATTGATTACACAGGAGTGTGGACATGGTTAATGGACAGACGAGAGGAGTACAAAGGTGAGTGCTTTAACGTTCCTCACATGGCTCTTCTGGAGCATTATTGCATTAGGGACGTTGAGGTCACTTGTGATCTTTACAAGCATCTTACTGCTGAATTCACTAAGAAAGACTTTTCACAAGAAAGCCTTGCTTTGGAACACAAAGTAGCATCTATCATAGCTGAACAGGAACGTAATGGCTTCAAACTTGACTTACCCTTCGCAACCTGCTTACTTGCTGACATCAAAGGAAAGATGGCAGGAATATATGAGC